GATCACTAATACCAGAATATTTAGACGGGTCATCCCCATCAACATCTGGTGAGATGAGATTAGTTGGCATTTGAATATCGTGAGTTAGACCACCTTGTGGGAAGGCTAAGACCACTTTATCTCTGCAACTTATCTTCATACTGGAGGAGCACCCCCAGCGGCAGGAGGAGCGCCACCACCTACTTCAGCGCCACCGCCACCACCCAAGTCTAATCCGCCACCACCACCGCCTAAATCTAATCCGCCACCCATATCTCCCCCACCGCCACCACCTAAGTCCATTCCGCCTCCACCACCTCCGCCACCCATATCCTCAAGAGCACCAGCGCCATCTGGACCACCAGCTGGAGCTTCCTCTTTATTCTCAATGGCGACGTTGATGTTTTCTTTTCCAAGATAAGGAGTCTGGAGTTTATAAGCAATCTCTTTCTGATCCTCAATTTCGCTTAGAATATTAGTCATTTCACTTTCATAGCTAAGGTCAAGAGCATCATATAGAGAATGTAGGGAAACCTTATTATCTCTGACTAGTCCTTCAAGAGCGCCCTGATACTCTCTATTGTTTTTAAGGTTAATCCTCTGCCAATTTACCTTGGGGATAATAAGCTCACGCACACCATTGCGATATCTGGTGAAGTCTTGAATTCTTGAGATTGGAGCGAATACCTTTCTCTCAAGCCATTTCTCTAAGATGTTTCTGAATGAAACATAACGTTGCTGGAGAACTTCTAGGGCGACTGAAGCGTTTGCATAAGTTGGGCCTTCGCTATGTGTAAAGGCTTTAGATGTAAACAGACCAGTCAAAATTCTGTCTTCCAATCTCTCATACTCTGAATCTAATGGAAGAATCTGTCCCGTGGCACCGACATATTGCATTTCAAATCCAGTGTGTGTAACAATGGTAAAGTTTGTATCATAGATAGCCTGCTCAAGCATCTGACGGATACCTTCAAGCTCATCAGTTCCAGGACGATAAGATCCATCGGCGGCACCGACTTTAACAACCTTAAGTGGGGTTACGTGGTTCTGAGCAATAGTGTTTCCGTGAATTGAAATTCTTCCATTCCAACGAGTTACAAATATACCATTCTCAACTTCTGGGCACCACACTTTGCCCTTGTAGTGATATGTAGAAATTGAATTATTATTTGGGTATCTCTTATCAGTATTTATTCCATATGTTTTAATTTTTCTATCTGACCATTTTACAGAATATATTGTAGAACCCTCTCTTGAAATCCATGTAGAGATTGAAGGAGAGAATCCACATTTAAAAGCTATCTCCTGAACGTTATCGGCAAGTTTCTTAGATACAGATGAATATGTTATATACTTTTTATTATTTTTTCTAACTCTAGTATTTCCATCACCAGCCACTAATGCATCCAATAAAATCTTCAAAAGTCTTGGTGAATATTCCATAATCCATTGTGGTATATATTTATTAAATGCGCCTTTTCCGAAATTATTTTCAAGCGCTTCATAAAGCGCCTTATTATTGAAGTTAAAATCAGACATCTGAAGATTGTATGTATATACACTATCTCCATTTGAGACTTTGTAATTCTCTATGGTCCTTGAGTATTCCTTGAAATTATATGGAATTTTATTTATACAAGTCTTAATTTTTTCATATGCATTATTATTTTTTGATTGAGCTATGTTTATAGTATATCCCCTGGATGCTCTGGAGATACATCCATCGCTTATCCAGTAACCAAGAAATTCCATTAGTTGTTCTGCTACAACATTTTCTCCGGCAAATTCTATATCCCCTACTTCAATGCCTTCATTCCAGCCATTGTGTGAAGCTCTAAATTTATAAGATTTCTTAACTTGATCTGCTCTTGAGATCTTCCATTTACCCATATTGTCCCTAACAACCATGCGATGATTTGGTGTTACAGCGCAATCTACTTGACGAGTTTTGAAATTATACATGTCTCCGTCATAGTCAAACGAATGAATGGCTTTTGGTTTGTGGTATTTAAGTTCACCAGATTCAAGTGGAGTTGTTGCAATTTTATCTTCTAACTTTAAATCTTTAAAATCAATAAATCCACGGTCTGTAAGAACTTCAGTTCCATCTTGATAGCAAAATTGCGCTTCTCTATAAATATCTCTAAGCATTAAATCTTTAAAGACTCTGGTTAGAATGCTAGTTCCACGCACCTGATATGGTGCAGACTTCCTTGCAATGTGACTGATAAGCTGATTGTCCAATGGAATAGCTTTACCAGATAGAACATATTGGATAATTTCTGGATCTAATTGCTCTCTTAGGGCCATATCAGATGGGTCTGTTGATGTAACAATTCTCTGAAGCTCTGCATCTGGCTTAAGTGAAATAACAGGAGATGTTAGTGAATGTTTCTTAACTTCAATATAATCTGGATTCTGAATAACAATTTCGGCCCACTCACCAGTGTCTTCGTTTAACTGGCAATAAGGGAAGACTTCTCCGATAATAAAATATTCCTTTGCAATATCATAAATAAGAGTTCCAAAGTTAAGACGCTCCAACATGGCGTTAAAGAAGTCTTCAATCTCTTTAAATTCACACTTGACACCGAATGATCCAAGCGGATAAGTTGAATGTAAATCAAGAGCATTGCCAACAAGTGGATCTGTGTCGTAATAGTGCCTGCACCACGCATGTACTTCTGGGCGTTCTCTTGGTAAATTTAAATTTGACTCTTCATAAAATGGAGAGAATGGACGAGGTGCCATTCTGTTTACAAGGGAAGTAGAAGCCAGACTCATTGGAAGTCCGTTGCGACCACCGCCAGAAAGTTGCTGAGAAGGGCGCTTAATCATATCTGCCCTTCTAAGGATTCCCTTGCTATTTGAAATTAAAGTCTTCTTAAACATGTATCTCCCTGTTATCTAGTTAGCTTTGATAGGATACTATCCTGACTAAGCTTTTTGATAAGTTCATTCCTTAGTTCTGGCCTCATAGCGCCCAGGATATTTGCAATCCTTGGTTTTAATTCTTGCATGTTTGCAGTTTTGTATTCTTTTAAATCTCTTATATAATCCATATAATAATCTGTATTAGAAGTTCTGCCTGAAAATTGTATGTTTGCCTTAGTAATCAATCTATCAAAGTTTTCAACTTGACCACTCTCAACCTTATTTCTAATACTATTATAATCATTAAAATTTATAGCCCCAAGTGATGTGGCTGCTTGAACTAATCTCATGGCACTATCAGCATTAATGACGTTTGAATAATTGGCCATAGAGGCTTCAATGTGACCAAAGATTTCTTTATGGCAAGTAACTAATTTTTTAGCTATATCGCTAGACGATAGTTCAATTAAATTAGCATAACGTCCATTGCATAAATCACTTAAGTTTGAATGAATGGATCTAGCCTCGTCATCAAGACTAGTAATAGTAACCATAGCCTCTTGAGCAACCCAATCTCTCTCTTGTTTATCTTTTGGATCTTTAGGCTTTAAACTATATTTATGAACCTCAACAGTGAACTCTTCTCCGGTTGTCTCATCAACACCATCTTCACGTTCTATTTTCTGCATTTGCCCATCATCTTGTTTGGAAGATGGATTTACTTTTTCTTGATTAACCCCAGTAGTGCCTTGCTGAGTATCTCTATAGACATCCTTCTGATCCCTATATTGATATGTCTCGGCGGCAAATGAGGATATGAATTTATCTAACCAATCCATGTTATCTCCCGGTGCCAGATCTAGTTCTTAGTGGCATATTTGATTTTCCAAATTCAAAGGGCTTTCCATTAAAATTAGCTAGAACCATTGATCCATTTAGTGTTTGTTTAACACTTGAGGATGTATAGCTAGAACCATTGCCACCGGTTCCAAGATGCATATATGAAGCAATATAGGCATAATTCAAGCTATGCAATCCGTCATTCGGATCTCTATCATTAAGTTTTTCAAAATTTCTATATACGTTACCAGTTCGATTAGATAGCTTTAGCTCTGTATTACAAAGATGTTTAATAAACCATTCAGTATTCTTAGCATCTTTCCAAGGTATAATAAGTTGTCCACGGTTAATTATATCAATAATTTCTTCCAAAAATGAATTTCTATCTACGCTAACCATGCCCATTTCTTCATTGTAACTGAGCCTTGATTTTAAATTTGGTGAGTAGTAGCATGATTTAACTAGATAGCCATATTCATTTTGAAGCATCTGACATTGAACCTGGCCATACCCTATGTCAGCAACCACCGCGACTGAGTTATATAATCTGATAAGCTCTTTTACTCTGGATACTTGCTTTATATAATCAGAATCCATAAGTCTGACAGTCTTTTCAACTTTATATTTATCACCAGCTTTTGAGATAACGGTAACAACGGTGTTTGCACCACGATCATTTCCTTCATTTCTTCCACCCCAGTCAATTCCCATAAATGTTTTATTAGGCGGAATAATCATTGATGCAAACTCAAAATCTTTATATGGCTCACAACAACGTTGGATAACATCTCTTTCGTTTAATGGTAAAGCTCCGCCTGTAAAGAATTCACCCAATACTTCGTTTTTAAACTTAGCATCCGTCCACTCAACTTGGTGACGGGTAATAGCCTCACGTTGAATGTTTGGGTGTATTAACTGAGAGATATGATAACCAGCGCGGCCCTCTTTGCCGATTAGTTGTTTGGTTGCAATCCACTGTCCACGACGATTGCAATCAATTTTCCTCTGTTCCTGTCCACAATTTGGGCATTTTACAATATCGCCATGGATGAAGTTATCTAGTGTAATCATAAATAGCTTATTACACTTTGTACAACGTGGATGCCAATAACGTTGATCGGATTGGTTCCAAAGACGTTCAAATGGCTGACCAACTGCCTTTGGTGTTCCGAATGAAAACTCTACGGCATATTTAGACTGAGCTGTTGACATTTCAGTATTAGCAATGGCTGAGTCGGTCCAATCCTGAAACTCATCTCGCATGAGAGCATCAACTGAAATACCACGAAGTGAGTCGGCTTCTGCCCATGCAGAATACATATAATAGAAATTGTGATTCTTAAACTCTACGGCAGATACGGTGTTTGACTTCTTATTGTGATCAGCAAGAGCTGCTTTTAGAGAACCATTCTTACTATATTCTAAGGCACCCTGAAGACGTTCTTTGGAAAAACGTGAGACCTGCTTATCCGTTGGAAAGGCATGAAGAA